CCATCGTTTCCGTACTTCCACTCAGGTCCGGCATTGTAAGCCAGAACAGCGTTTCCTGATAAATATATCAGTTCAGAACCAACAGATAGCAAAGTAGTTCCCGCAAACAAACCGCAACCAGCTTTTCCAATTTCAAGCGTCTTGTAAAAGATTGAACCACCCGCACTCGGCGTAAGTCCGAGGCCGACGTTGCCGGTATCGTCCAAATTGAACGTGGGGACATCAGCGGAGTTTCGCATCTGAATGCCGCCAGCTTTCAATAGGCGAATGTCACCTTTGAAGGTTGCGACATCGTACCATTCAATGGATCCAGTGCGAGCGTCCGCTGCTCCAGAGGCACCTTTGAACGACAATCGATTGGTGCTTCCTGCGACGGTTGCGGCAGTTTCCAATCGCAATTCGTTTGAGCCAGATGCGCTGTAAAAATGGCCCTTAACCGCCGGACTAATCCCCACCCCAAGTCCGGTGGAGTTGAGGCGCATGGCTTCACCGCTGGCAATAATCCAATTCAGCGTATCAGTGGCAGGATTTCCCATTCCGCTGTTTTGATACCAGAAACCATACACCGGAACCGTGCTGGAAAATCCGGTTGAGACAGGGGCTTGAATGTATGCAGAAGCCACAGCAGCAGCAGGATCGGTTGTGCGAAGAAACAATGCTGCGCTGTCTCCATTCGACCTAATATCAAAAGGCGCGACTGGCGTCACCGTCCTAATACCCACCCGATTGTTCACCGAATCCACGAACAGCGTATTCGTGTCAACCGTCAGATTGCCGGTGATGGTGGCGGCTCCTGGACAAACGATGTTGTTGCCGCTCGGCCCGACCGCCGTGTACAGCTCCGTAAAGTTCAGATTGCAATAATCGAACGAAGTCCGCAACGGCGTCCCCGTTCCGTCGTTCGCCGATGCGCCAATGTTGATAGTCTGTTTTGCCATGGTATGAAGTGTTTTCTAAAATTGGGTCTGATCCGCAGTAATGGTCGTCACATCCGCAGTAATCGAAGTCAAATCAGCCGTAAGCTGAAATCCACCACCACCACCAGAATCATAAATGCGATTCAACAGTGCCAACTCAATCATGTCCATCTCCCACGGAGAACGACATCCAGTTGCCGAAACCTCGGCAATCAGCTCAACAGCTTCCGTACAAGTGATGGATGAAGAGTCGGCCATGTTATTGGTGTGCTACAAGGAACCAAGCCGTTCCGTTGCTGATGAATTCAACCCTCGCCCATTGAGCGGTCAAAACATGAGTCGCGGCACCATCAATCGTTTCAGCACCAAACGGATCGACAGTCACATTGTTCGCGCCAGTATTCACCCGCTTCACGAAAAAAATACGACCAACCGCCGTAGCAGCCGGTGGAAGCGAAACCGTAATCGCTCCCGATGTCGAGTTTGCGATAATCGCGAAATCACTCGACACAATCGCCGTAGACGCCGTCACCGAACGAACAGTTCCGAACCCAGCAGCATTAGCCGCCGCCGTTCCAGCTCCATCAGCAATGCGATTGAGGAGTGCCAGCTTGGCCATATCACGCTCCCACGGCGAGCGACATCCAAGAGGTTGAACCTCGCTCAATAGCGTTGCCGCTTCAGTGCATGTAATGTCAGCCATACGCTTTTATCTTTGAATTAAGCCATCGGACCTGCACCACGCTGCATCACTTCAGCAATGAAACCGCCGCCGCCAGGAGCCGTCTCCTCCTCCTCCTCGTACTCCTCCTCACCACGCTCGGCCAGCTTCTTGCCCTTCGACTTCTTCTCATATCCTGGAATAGCCATGCCATCAATCTCGATGAACTCAGCCTTGCCGTTCTTACCAAGGACAATCGTCGCCATCGTCTGGAACGCCTCGCCTTCCTTCAAATTCTCAGGAATCTCAACGCCTTCTGGAAGAGTAAAACTCGGCATACGGGGAGCATCAGATCCTACTGATCCTTGTCAATGCAAAAGCAAAAACCCGCAAGCCTTTTGGACCTGCGGGTCTGTTAGCTATTCAACTCGAATTACGAGCAGATGATGGTTGTCAAAGCTCCGGTGCAACGTCGGAAGATAATCGTCATACCCTGATTCGTAAAAATGGGTTCAATTGCGTGAACGAACTCAGCGTAGTGCTGACCCTTCTTCTCCAGAGGATCGGCGCAATCAGTGCTGAGCTTGTAGGCACCAGTCACCCACTGCCACTCGCCCATGTAGTTGGTCGGCATCCAGCTCAAGTCACCAACACGGTTCACAGGGCGAACGATATGGCTCTTGATGACGTACGGAGTCGGCACGAACGCACCCTCGTACAAGGCGGTCGTCCAGCTCGGGTTGACGCTGAACACAGTACCCTTCGTGCCAGACGAGCTGGTGAAGGGCTGGATGAGCGTGTACTTGCCGCCAGCATAGCTGAAGCGGGGCGGGAACAGATTCGGGATATGGCGGAAGTTCTTGATGACCCGATTCGCGCCAATCCGCTTGAGCAACTCAGCACCGGCACCAGAACCCATGTCAGCGAAGCGCAGATCCTCGCGCAGCGCAGCATTGTTCTGAGCGATACGCTGAGAAGCCTCCATTCCGATGTACAACGGGAACACCGGACCATCGCTAGAGAAGCTGATGAACCCAGAACTATCAGGATTCGTCGCGCCATTACGAATCAACGTAGCAGCAGCAACATCAAGCATCTCCTGCGTCAACTCGCTCGTAGCCTGATTCAACGCCTGACCAGCCGAACCAGTCTGAATCCAGGGCAACTCATTCACACCAGACGGAATCGTCTCCACCTGAGTGAAGGACGAGTCGGCCACCGCCTTGATGGCGTACTTGGCGAACATGTTCTGATAACGAGTCTCCCACGAACGCTGTGCGCGAATGGACAACTTCTCCAAGTACACACGCAAGAACGCCTCAACTCGATGATCAAAAGTCAGATCATCCTTACACAAGAGCGGACCCTTCAGCGCGAAACGCTCAGGACCCCAAGTGACAGCGTTGTAGCCAACCGGAACGTCATTGTAAGTGACATCGCAAGCACCAGCGTTATCGCCGGGGTTGCCGGACGCGAGGGTGATGGACGACCACTCCTCAGCCGCAGTCGGCTCAATCGAAGTGGTGGTGAACGAGGTCTGGGTCAAACCAGTACCCTGAGGATACTCGCCACGCTCAATGAGGTTCAACCACATCGAACGATACGAGGCGCGCTTGTAAACGTCCTGCGCGAGCGACTCAGTCGCAACGGCGAACGCATTGAAAACATTAGGACAAGCCATAATGAGTAAAATTAAAACCGACGTTATCTGCGTTATGGTAGGCCATCTATCCACCACACAGTGGACGATTATCCCACCTCACCAATGCGGAACGTCATCGCCGCTTAGACAGTTTGCAGTGGCTGACCAACCCACCACCTCGCTTAAGGTCGTTACACGCACTGACGCATACGAATCCCTACTAAGTCAATCAGATTTAGCAGACTCACTCAACTCCCACTGCTCCGCAATGTAGCTCTTGTACCCGCAAAGTTCGCCAATCCTATCCGGCCTGATGATCTTCGTCTTCGCAATGAATCCCCTGAACTCATACGGCCCAGGGAAACTTCCAGTCATCAACACATAGAAATCCACGCCATCCGTCTTCTTACCCTTACGCGCATCCACCAACAACTTCCCATTCTCGTACTTCGTCGTCTTCACATCCACCCTCATCCCATTCGATAGCACACAGTCATAAAGCGGATGCGGCGGCTCACGCTCCGTATCCAAATCAGGATACAAATTGAACAGCTTACAAAACGCTATCTCGCCACACATCCCCTCCAAATCAACCGTATGCGCGTCCTCCAAACTGATCTTCAAATTCACCTTGTTGAACGAACGATTGTTACCGTTCCTATGCTTCGCCAAAAAATGAGCGAGCTTACGTTCTGCATAGGATAAAGATACTGTTTGACCGATTTTGATTTTGTTTATCATCGTCAAAAGGTCGGAAAATTTTTGAGGGGGGTATCGTAAACGAAGCCCACCCCCAAAGGGGGCCTGCCCCCAGGCGTCACGGTCCACGCCAGCCTGCAGGAAAACAATCCTTTTGTTCCATCAGTTTAACTTATGCTGACTATCAGTCCGCCTGCGATGCACATTACATGTTATATTCACTTGTCGGGCGGTTCACTCACGACGACCTCAGGCTGGATCCGATCGGGCATCGAACCGAGCAAGTTAATGCTCACGCTAGTCGCCTCACCACCTTCACTCCAGCCGAACACAAGCGCGGAGCGTTTCGCTACCGATCCAAGTATCGTCTCGCGAGTCGCTTCATCCTTGATTCCGTCGAGATTGTAAGAGTCGATTCGTTCGAGTGTGGACGCAGCGTCTGCGGCTAGTTTGCTGCGGACCAAAGCGGAGAGAGCTTCTAAGCTCTTTTCTGTCTTTACAGAAATTTCTGTAAGAGAAATCGATTTCGCTTCTCGCCTCAATTTCGTCAGGCCTTCTCTCTCTGCCCGTTTCTGCAGAGTCGCTTTCTTCGCTCCCAGTTTGCCTGCAATCACTCCCCAGTCGCTTCCGGTAAGGTACAGGCCTCGCGCCGTTTTCCACTGGTCATCTGTCAACTTCATCTGTCGGGAGCTTACAGACGGTCTGACGACCCGACAAGCGCGCTGACGACAGGCTGACGACAAGCGCGAAATTCCCCCGTTTTCCTCAGTAAATCCGCATGTTTCACCCACCATGCAAAATATTTCAAAATATTCTTTGACTCTCTCCACCCTTCACCCTAGTCTGTCCTCCGACATGAAAACCGCGTTTAAAAAACTCCTCTCATTCCTAGCCCTGTCCATCACCTACGCTGTCCTAGGTTACGGTTTTTACTGGTTCTTTGTCGTCACGTAACTCTAACCCTCAATCCAAAATCCCATGAACCTTGTTAAAACCGCTCGAAAGCATGTCAGCAACGGCGCGCCGATGGAATCATCGGCTCGTCTCTGCCTTGCCGATGCAATCCGTCACAATGACGAAGGAAACTATCAGCGCGCTTACTTCTACGCTCTCAAGTCTCTAGGTTATTCCATCGGCATCATGCATGCAGACTATCGGAAAGCATGGGCAACGGTTCACGGTTCTGAATCTGTCAGACTTGTCACCGCGATGGACTACATCGAAGCAACGGAAGGGGACGAAAACGCGCCGGTTGAATCCGTCCCACGCTACATCAACCAAGTGACGGACATGGGCGTAACCCGTCCATTATCCCGAGCAATTCGGGTTTTCTGATTCCTCGCGCCAGCCTATCGGCAACGGTAGGTTGGGGCGGGCAATCAAGCCCGATTCAAAAAACTAAATCCATCATGCAATCAATTCAAACCAAGTACCTCCCCGCAACGAACAACCGGTGTTCACGCATTAAAGCAACTTGTGAACGCGGTTCGATAACAATCTCATTTCCGCATTTGAGCGGTGACGAAAACCATCGCGAAGCTGTCCGTCGCTTGGTCTGGCGTTTCCTTGAAGAAGACAAAACGCAAAACGCAACTCCGCCAGTTTCGAATCCCTGGGGACGGGAATTCGTTTCCGGTTCACTTCCCGACGGGACGATGGCCCATATTTTCGTCTGACAACCTGGCTTATCCTAAGCGCGCCATGCCGCAAGCGTGACGCGACAGGGTAGGCCATTCTATCCGCAATCAACTCCGCATCATGAATCCAATGAAATTCACCCTACACGACACGTTCAACAACCGGACCGTCTCGGTTCATCGTTCAATCAAAACCGCTGTGCGCGCATCCTATCGCTTCTGTCGAGCGGTCAGGCGAGCCAATGGTCAGAACTTCTACATTCCAACCATCATTCTTTGCGACGGAAAACCGCTGAACGAAAGCCAGCAGGAGGAAGCCGACAATGTCCGACTGGCGATTGAAACCCTACGCGCCTGAACCCATGAAACCCACCCCTGGCCCTTATCCCCTGACAGTCAAGAATGTTGACGAATTTTTCGTCATCTTCACGAATCAGGGAAACCATTTCGCGAAGACGTTTTATCCTGATGCCGCTCGCCTCATCGCCTCCGCGCCTGAGTTGCCGGAAATCATCCGCGCCTTGCTGCCCCACGCATCCAATGAATTGGAACGACTGGAAGTTTTTGCCCACTCTGGGAGTCGCGAAAGCGAGAAAGACGCGAGGGAATTGGGCAACCTAATCAACCGCTCAAACGAAATCCTCGCCAAGATCGGAGGCACAAAGTGAGCCACACCCCCGGCCCGTGGATTGTAACGCCTACGACAGGCAACCCAAGCAAACCATACACCGTCCGAATGGACGTTGTAACAACCTCAGGCGAATGGAATCCGGCATTTGTCGCTGGTGACATATTGCCAAGTGACGCCCATCTCATCGCCTCCGCCCCCGATCTTCTCGCCGCTCTCGAACGTCTCGCGCACCCAATGGCCGACGACGAGGATTTAGACTACGCTCGCACCATCATCGCCAGGGCGAAAGGACTTTGAGCCGCTCCATTTATCCTGTAAATCGGGGGTGCGCGCATCCGTTCAACGCGCAAATCGAAAGAATAAACCTTATTTACGCATCAAATTATGCATCCATTACTCTTATCCGCGCTTATCCAAATCGAATCTCATGGAAACGATCATGCGCGAGGCCATCATGGCGAACTAGGCGCGCTTCAGATTCGCCCGATCATGGTCCGCGATGTGAACCGCCTGATGGGGACGTCCTACACGCACCAGCAGGTAACCAACCGCGCAACCGCCGTATTCATCGCGAACGCTTATTTCGCGCACTACGGACGCAACTTGAGCGACGAAAGTCTTGCTCGGCTCTGGCAAGGTGGGCCAAAAGGAGCTAAGAAATCTTCCACGCGCGCCTATGGCCGACGGGTCATGCGCGAGCTTGAGCGGCAACTGTCAACGAATCCATGACAGTTCAACTCGCAGGTAGAAATGAAACTCGCCAGTAAAAACGCCACTTTCACTGCACGGTAAAACTAACCAAACCAATGAAACTAACCATTCAGAGCAGACAGAACGCCCAGACGATCATTGACTTGTTCAATGCGGTCATCACGGGCGAGGTAAAGGAGCATGGGGCGACGCCGCTCTCCATTTACGATGACGACAAGCATATTTGCAGCATCGTCGCGGCGAACGGCGAGCAGATCCTTGAACTGGTCATCGAGCGTGAGGAGGGCGACATGATCGTGAAGCAGGGAGAACCGGAGACGCTATGATCGACCGCAAAACATTTTACCAAAACCTTTCCGAAACGGCTCTCGTGCAAGCAAGCACGATGCCGCTCAAAGAGTTGATCGAAAAACTTGAATCGCTATCGTACCTGATGCATTCGCCCGTACTTCGCGAGGCGGCGGATCGGCTTCGCAACGCCGATTGTGCGACGACGATCTTGGAGGACTCGCTTTTCTATGCGCGCATGTACCGCGACACGACAGTCGAAGGGGCTAACCTGCGGAGGATGCTGATCGACGATGCTGAGACGGTTGTTTCGCTGATCCGAAATAGAGGAGTTGAATGAGCCGCAATCAATTCGCGCCTACGAGGTACAAGGTCCAGATCAATGGGGCGATTGGTTGGTCGGACCTGAAGCAGCGGACGGTCATTTACGAGACGGTCATTTTCGCGACTCGCAAGGAGGCTGAAGCGGCGGCCAAAGACCTCAACCTTGGCGAGTACACGGAAGGTCGGATTCGCGTCGTGCCGAAGGACATGGCGGAGGATTACGATGTTTATCCGGTGCGCGAACGCGACGACATGAATCTGAAATGACACCCGATTTTCAAATCGTGAAGGTTCATCCTGATCTGATCCTTTACGTCGATGCGCTTCAGAAGAAGAACGCAGAAGCCTTGAGCTTCTATCCTAAGTGCGTTTTCGAGCGTGAATCGGAAAACGGAAGGATCTTCCTTGGCTTGTTGAACGGTCAGCCGTGCGGTTACTTGTATGTTGGAGCTGCCGGTTCCGATGTGAAGTGCCATCAGGTCTGCATCGAATATGACGCAAGGCGCAAGCTCTACGGTGCCGCACTTGTCGCTGCGATGGAGGAGTACGCAACCGGAGCTTTTACCGTCACCTTGCGTTGCGGGTTCGACCTCGACGCGAATCGGTTCTGGTCAGACATGGGATACAAGTGCATCGCCGTGCAGGATGGGGGAATTCGGCGAATGAGGAAGATCAACGTCTGGCGAAAGTCTTTGCGGGATGAGTTGCTGATTACCGACAAAGTCGTTCAGCCAGCGAGCGGAAAGACCGACGCATCGGTTTGGAGGCGAAGGAACAAGAACACCGGCATCGTCACGCAGTTTGTCCGAGGGAAAGCGATGCGCGATTATCGGGCGATGATCATCGAGTCAGACAAAAATCCATCCATCTAACTTTCCGATCCAGATAACTTTCTGGTCGGCCATCCCAGCGCATCCAAACCCATGTCATTTCATCGATTCGATTCTAGCGAGGCGAAAGCCCCGTCCGCTACCGACACATCACTCGACAATCAAAACGCTCCAGTGAGGCGTTTAGAGCGTTTAATCGCTATGTCGATAGGTCGGTCGAGCGGCGTTTTCTCTTCCGTTTCATCCGAACCGTTTGCGACACCGCCGTTCAAGGCGGGGAGCGAAGCAAAACGGTTTCGTGATGAAACCAACCCCTCCTTGGTTTTTTAATACCAAGGGGGGTTTCATTTTAGTGAAATAGATAACAGCCCAAGCTAACCGAGAAGTGTAGGAAACGAACCGTGAATTCAGAAAACGAAAAACATGGTGTTGACAAGGGGATGATCTAACCGCAGACTAGAGTTCGATATGAGCTTTCTACCATCGGGGAAAACCCCCAGAACAATGTTCAGCGAGATGCCGCCGAAGACGCACGACGTTGACACGGCGAAGTCTGAGGTACTGGCCTACATCTGCCAGGAGATGTCCTGCGACATGTCCAAGGCGGTTCGGCTCTTCAACTCGATGCGGCATCCGAAGTGTCGGGTGCTGGTCTTCGACAAGATCGAGCGGCAATGGAAGGGTTGTTCGTTCAGGCCGAGCGACACGGAAACTAGCGAGCTGTCGATGCTGCGGGAGCATCGGTCCTTGGAGCGACAGGTTGCTTCGGTTCGATCCGAGCTTCGGAGACTGTCAAAGGATGTCGAGGACCTGAAGAAGAGCAACAAGTCCAAGCGAAAGGGTAAGAAGGCTTCCGAGGAGGAAGCTCCTGCTGAAGAGCCAACCGCCAACGACGGTGAGGACGACATCGATGAGATGAAGAAGCTCCTGAACGAAGTAATCGCCTAAATCTAACTCTTATGGAAACCACCAATCAATTCGTCACGAAAGAGAAACTGGAGACAGTCACCGCAGTCCTTCAGAAAGTCCTGAAGCGGCTTGAGGACGGCGAAGCCATGAACAGGGAGCGAGATTCGAAAATCTCGTTCTTGTTGGAATCGCCAAAATCAAAGTCCTCATCAGAAGACTTTATTCCGCAGCCGCCAAAGAAGCCGATCAACCCAAATGCCGAAAAATACACGCTGGAGCTAGGCCACGGGCCGTACACGATCCACCGTAACGACGGGGAATCTGATCGAGATTGGGCTGGCCGGAAGAAGCACCTGATGAATCAGCGCGTGAGCTTTCTCAACTCAAGTGGCGCGAGTGGAACACCGGAGCAGGAAGCCTACCTCAAGGAAATCTACGACAGACTAGCAGCGCACGGTCGTTGAAAAAAATCTTCAACTTGCTGTTGACACGACTCCAGACAACTGCAACACTACGTCCGCAACGATGACCAATTTTTGGCAACCGGAAATAGAGAACAGGGCGAGCCTGTTACGGGGTTTTTGGATTTTCACCCTTGATGAACATCCGGTTGCCAACCCTTTTTGATGAAAGTTTATACGGCCAAGGATACAGCGAAGATGCTCCAGATTTGCACCGAGACGCTACGGCGGATCGTCCGGCATGACGGCATCCAGCACCGAAGAATTGGCCGACGCATTTTGTTCACCGAAGCCGACATCGCGGCGATTCTTGAGAGTCGAGCGACGACCGGAGCCGTGAACCCCTACGCACCGAGACAACCAAAAAAACAGACAGCGAATACAAATGAACAGCAACAGCACACTGACGGTAGCAGTACCGTCCCCGACACCACCGCAACCGCTGACTTCGGTCAGCTCTGACAGCGCGGAGTTTTACTCCCGCATTGGAACCTCCCTTGAAGCGGTCAAGGAGCTTGGATCGTGGATTGCGCGAAGCGGTGTCTTCAACTGCCAGAAGGACGAGCAAGGCAACATGATTGCTCTCGAATGTCTGGCAACGCGCAAGACTCCGTTCGACTTCAAGCGTGAGTTCCACCTTGTGAACGGCTCTTTGACGATGCGTTCCGATGCGATGCTCGCCGGATACCGCACTCGCGGCGGCAAGGTCATCTGGAAGCAGTTCGATTCCACCGCTGCGATTGGCGTCTGGAAGTATGACGGCAACGAATGCGAAATCGGATTCACGACCGAGGACGCAAAGGTTGCTGGGCTGCTACCGGCTAAGCCTGGAAGCGGCTGGCAGAAAGATCCGTCGGCCATGCTCCGTGCGCGCTGCATCTCGAAGGCTATTCGAATGCTCGCACCTGAAGTTGTCGCCGGTTTATATTCGCCCGAGGAAGCCGCCGACTTCTCCTCTACCCCGTCAGCACCCGCTACGACCGCTACGACGCGCCAGACGGTCAATGTGACGCCGTTTGACATCAACACAATGCTCTCGAAGCTGGAGCAGATTCTTGAGCCACATTCTGAAGCGGCGAATGCGTTCCTCATCTCGAAGAACCTGATCAAGGAAGGTCAGAACTTCCGCGATGTCTCGACCAAGGTGGCCAACATGATCATCGCTGATGCGGATGGTTTCATCGCCAAGGCTAATGCGTTCGCCAACCCTCCCGCTGAATAATTTAAGGAATAACCATGAAGGCATTTTCTCAACTTAGCCGAAACGAAATCATCGATCTGACCAACGAGGAGTTGAACGACTCTATTCGGCTGGAAGCAATCGAGCGAAGCATTAAGCCGCCGGTTACATTGTCCGAAGCACTACGCCGCAGCGAATGGCGCGGCTACCAGAAACCCGCTGAAGCCATCAAGGTGTTCACGTTGAAGATTGGATACCACAACTCAAACTTTGCGTTCCTCGATGAGAGACTCGCAGAGAAAGCCTTGGAAGGAATGATCTGCATTGAAGAAAGCAGCTACAGCAATCCAAAGATCAAAATCACCAACGACAAACCTGAAGTGGTGACGAAATATGTCGGCGTCGAAGCAGATTCTCAAAAGGCCGCAAAGTTTGAGGAATACTTTCAAGACGATAAAGAGTTCGACAAGGTGCGCGACGAGTGCATTGAGAAGTACAGTGCGGTGCGTCAAGAGGCGTACAACGCAAAGGTCCGCGCTGAGCGGAAGGCTGAGCACCTCCGTCTTGCCGGTGGAAATGAAGAGGTTGCCAAGAACTTCTGGTCAAAGACTGAAGGAACAACTTGGCCCACCGACGATGAAATTCTGACCCAAGGTTAAAATGAGCATCCAAAACCGACACATCAACTTCGACATGCCAGCGGAGAAGTACCATGCCGTTGACGCTCTATCGAAGTCGATGATGACAAAGATCCTCAAGTCACCGGCGCACTACAAAGCCGCGCTGGAAGAGCATCAAGAGCCGACGAAGGCGATGCAGATGGGTACGGCGATTCATACCGCTGTTCTGGAGCCGCATCTGTACTCGCAGGTTGTCGCCGTTGTTCCGCCGGACATCGACGGTCGTACGAAGGAAGGCAAAGCGTGGAAGGAGCAGCATAAGAGCCGCATTCACATGACCCACGCTGAAGACATCGACATCCAGGGCGTCGCGAACAGCGTCCGCCGCCATCCGTTCTGGGACATCATCCATCTGCCGCACAAGGTCGAGGCGAGTGTGTTCGCTCAAGATGAGGAGACTGGCCTACCTCTCAAAGCGCGTCCCGATCTGTGGGTCGATAACGACACGCTGGTCGATATTAAGACGACCGACGACGCGAGCGTTGAAGGTTTCAGTCGTACCGTTACGAGCTTTGGCTACCACATTCAGGCCGCGCATTATCTGGAGATGACCGGAGCCGAGAACTTCATATTCGTCGCCGTCGAGCGTAAGGCACCGTATGCGATTGGCATCTACAAGCTGGACGCCGAATGGCTTCAGGCTGGTGCGAACCTTCGCAGGAAGGCCATCACGCTGCTCCACGAATGCAAAGCACTGGACAGTTGGCCAGCATACCCAACAGCCGTGCAAACCCTTTCATGCCCTAAGTGGGTCTTGAATAAATCCGAACAATAACAACAAAATCAGAACCCAATATGTTCAAAGTAAATCGTCAGGATGCCGGAGGCCATTTCATTGATGCCGAAGGCGATTACACCGTCACCCTTACAAAAATTGAAGAGAGCCTTGACGCCAAGGGCCGCGAGATTTGCAAGGCAACGTTTAAGACAAACGATGGCGCGTCCATCTCTGAGCGTTTCATCAACCAGGAGAACGTCTGGTTCCGTGTGAACCAGCTTGTGGCAGCAACCAACCACAATGTGCCGGACGGAACCGAGGTTGACTTCCTTGGCAAGAAGGGCAGTTACGCCAACTTTCTCAGGTCAATGATCGGATTGGAGTTGGCCATCGTTGTTCGTGCTGAAGAGTACGAAGCGAATGGCGAGAAGAAGAAGACTGTTCGAGTGAAGGGCATGAGGGCAGTTGATCCGGTAGCCGAAGAAGAGAAGCCGTTCTAATCATCATCACGGAGGGGAGCGCATTCCGCGATAACGCTCAAAACCTAAGAATACAATGAACGATAAAAAACCAAAGCGAGTTCGAGAGCCGGTCAAGTTTGTGTTGGTCAGTCCTGAGACTCATGCCGAGTTGAAAGCGTACGCGAAAAATTGGGGCTACAACATGCAAGGCGTGGCCGACGAAGCTATTCAAAAATTTCTCAAGCGAAAGGAACCAAAGTGAACATCGAA